AAGATAGTAAAGGAAGTGTTGCTAAGGAACTAGAGGCTATAAAAAATGCATTTAATTATCCTGACACATGTCATTTTATAAAGTATGATAATTTAGTACAAAACCCTGAAGAAGAAATAAATAAAGTTTATAAATTTTTAAACATACCTTATTTTAAACACAGGTTTTTTGATCTAGATCAAATCCAAGTTAATGGAATGGAGTATAATGATGGTATTGTTGGTAAAAATATGCATACTATAAGAACAAATGAAATTAAGAAAGAATACAACCCTTATATTGAAAGAATTCCAAAAAGAATAAGAGAAAAATATGGACAAATTAAATTTTAATTTTGTATTTTTAGGCCAATCAGTATTAAGTTATGAAGTACCTCTTGATGTATTTAATACTATTAATCATATTTATGAAACAAAGCGACATGAATTACCTAGAGCTAATCCACAATTAGTAGGTAAGATTCAAAATGAACATTCGTTATATTTTAACGGTCCTCCTAATAATAAAATGCACCCACATAATTTTTTACCAGATAGTGTTGGACAATGGCTTTATATGGTTATGAAACATTATTTAGATTGGAATAAAATTAGAGGGTATGAAATGCATATTAATTCTGTATGGATTAATGAAATGAAAGCTAATGAATACAATCCTGTGCATATTCATCAAGGAACTTTGTTTACTGGTTTATCTTCAGTTATGATTTTAAAATTACCAAAAGATACTGGTGTTGAATATTCAGCAACAGATAAACCTATGAATGGATCTTTACAAATATTGGGAAACTCTTCAGGACAATTTGCAAATGTTGATTATGGTCCAAAAATAAAGGAAAGAAATTTTTATATTTTTCCATATGACATAAGACACTGCGTATATCCTTTTAATAGTACAAATGAAATAAGAAGAACTTTATCATGTAACATGGATGTACAATATGACCCAATTCAAAACAGGAGCGCAGGATGATAATATCAGAACCTAAATGGAAAAGCTGGGTAGTTGAGACAACTAATCCTTTATTTACACCAGATCAATGTAGACAAATAATTGAATGTGGTCACAGACAAAAACCTCAACAAGCACAAGTTGGAATGGGAAGGCCAGGTGGTGGAACAGATACAAAAAAAAGAGTTACAACTATTGGTTGGATTCCTTTTGATGAAATGCCAGAAATGTATAAAGATTTAAATAGTTTTATTCAAAAAGCAAATAGAAATCATTTCGGTTTTGGTGACATACAAATAACAGAGCAAGCTCAATTTACAGAATACCCTGAAGGAGGATTCTATGACTGGCATACAGATACAGATGTTAATATGTCTCATGAACCACCAGTGAGAAAAATATCTATGACTTGTTTATTATCTCCTGAAAATCAATTTGAAGGAGGGGATTTAGAATTAACGTCACCTGGTAAAACAGCTAAACTTAAACAAGGTCATGCAATAATATTTGCATCATTCTTACAGCATAGAGTAGCACCTGTTACACGTGGTGTTAGACAATCACTCGTTATGTGGTTTGGAGGAGAACCTTTTAAATGATTAAAGAATATTTATTTCCAACTATTATTTATATTAAAGATTTACCCAATGCTAATGAATTAAATCCTTATTTAGAAAAGCAAATAATTCAATGGAGTAATCAAGATAAAGGTGTAAGTAAAACTAATAGGAATGGTTGGCACTCACAAACAGACATGAATCATAAAAAAGAATACGAACCTTTAATTAAAGAATTATTTCAAATGCAAGAAGAAATTATTCAAGAAGAGCGTTTGGATATAAAACCTAGATTAGGTAATATGTGGGCTAATATTAATCCACCTGGTGGATATAACAATGGTCATATACATCCTAACTCATTATTTTCTGGTGTTTATTATGTAAAAGCAACACCTGATTCTGGAAGACTTCAAGTAATAGATCCAAGACCTGGAGCACAGCAAGTTATGCCAACAAGAAAAAAACAAAAATTACCTAGTGAGTTGTGGCGAGAATCTTATTATGAACCAGTCCCTGGAAGACTTATAGTGTTTCCTTCATGGTTATGGCATCAAGTAGAAACTAATCAAAGTAATGATATAAGAATATCCGTATCTTTTAATTTTATAATGCTATGATATTTCAATATAAAAAATACCAAGTAATTAAAAATGCAATTAGTTATGAATTAGCTAATTTTATCTTTAACTATTTTTTACTTAAACGAGATGCAGTTAAATTTTTATATGAAAAAAATATAACTTATGACACAGGCTTACTTGGAACATGGACAGATAAACAAGTTCCAAATACCTATTCTATTTATGCCGATCCTGCGATGGAGACTTTAATGATGAAAGTATTACCAAAAATGCAGCAAGAAACAGGGCTTAGATTAATACCAACATACTCTTATGCAAGACTATATAAAAAAGGGGATATATTAAGAAGACACAAAGATAGACCTAGCTGTGAAATATCTACTACAATAAATCTAGGTGGCGATCCCTGGCCTATATTTATAGATGGAACAGGGGCTGATACAGTCATAGATGAATACAAAAATATACATAAACCTAATGCTCCAGAAGGCACTAAAGTCTTGCTTGAAGTAGGAGATATGCTAGTGTATAGTGGATGTAAATTAGAGCATTGGAGAGAACCTTTTGAAGGAAATGTTTGCGCTCAAGTATTCCTTCATTATAACCATGTGAATGGTCCTTTTGCTGAAGAAAACAGGTTCGACAAAAGGCCGATGTTAGGTATTCCCAAAGTGGGGAATAAATAATATAATGGTTATATATGCTACAAAAATTAAGATTTGATCCAGGATTCAATAAACAAGTTACAGCCACAGGTGGCGAAGGCCAATGGAGAAGTGGCGACTATGTACGTTTTAGATATGGAACTCCTGAAAAAATAGGTGGCTGGGCTCAATTAGGAGACAACACTCTTACAGGTAGAAATACAGCACTACATCATTTTGTTAATGCAAGTGGTATTAAGTATGCGGCCCTTGGTACAAACAGATTTTTATATGTATATTCAGGAGGAGCGTTTTATGACATTACTCCTATTAAAGCTACAACAACTTTAACTAATGCATTTACCACAACTAATGGTGATGCAACTGTTACATTAACTTTTTCATCTGATCATAACATATCCAAATACGACATTATTCGTTTAGATAATTTTACAGCTATCACAGATTCTAATTTTAGTTCTGGTGATTTTGACGATACAAATTTCATGGTAACAACGGTTCCAACTTCAACAACACTAACAATTGAAATGGGATCAGCTGAATCTGGATCAGGAGCTAGTACTTCTGGTGGAATAAGAGTTCAACATTTTTATTCAATAGGCCCTGCAGTTGAGGCATCAGCTGCTGGTTGGGGATTAGGTCTTTGGGGTGGTACTGTAGCTGGAGAAATTACATCTACTTTAAATGGCGCTTTAACAAATTCTTCAACTAGTATTGTTCTAGCTGATTCAGGAGGTATGCCTGCATCAGGAACTATCTTAGTAGATAATGAGCGTATTGCTTATACAACAAATACTACAGGAACAGATACTTTATCAGGACTAACTAGAGGATCAGACAACACAACTGCTGCATCACATAGTGATGGAGCAACTGTTTATGATGCATCAGACTATACGAAATGGGGTGCTTCACAAACAGGTGACATTGTAACAGCTCCTGGTCTTTGGACCTTGGACAATTATGGAAATAAACTTATTGCAACCATCGTGGATGGCGCAACTTTTGAATGGGATTCAGATGCAACAGGTGCTACATCTACAAGAGCAACGATTGTTGCTAATGCACCAACAGCAGCAATACAAACTTTAGTATCTACTCCTGATAGACACTTAATTTGTTTTGGAACTGAAACAACAATTGGAACAACATCTACACAAGATGATATGTATATACGTTGGTCAGATCAAGAATCGATTAATGCTTCAACTTCTTGGGCGCCTTCAGCAACCAATACTGCTGGTACACAAAGACTGGCTGATGGAACACGGATCGTGGGAGCGATAAGAGGTCGAGACGCAATTTATATTTGGACTGAT